GTTTTCTCAGTACATGGAGTACGATTGATCGCCTAAAGTGTAATGACTATGTTGCGATCTTCGGAAACTCCTTGAAGGAGGAGATCCGATTAGCCGAAAAGATAGACGCAAATTCTTTGCGAACTTTTACGGCTGGACCCATTGAGATGACCATTCATGGAAATAGGTTGTTTGAAGATATGAATGAGAAGTTCTATGCTTCACATCTCAAGACCGCGAGTGTTGTGGGCTTTTCGCCTTGGAAGGGCGGCTGGGACGAGTTATACCGTAAGTTGAAGAAATTTGACAACGGTTTCGCCCTAGATGAGTCACAATACGATTCGTCACTTCGAGCCTATTTGATGTGGGCCGTGGCGGAGTTTCGTTGGTCGATGCTTCGAGAGGAGGACCGGACGCCTGATAATTTGGCGCGGTTGCAGGTTTATTACCGCAACCTTATAAATACGGTCATTATCACATCCGATGGTGTGTTTGTTCAGAAACAGGGAGGAAACCCGTCTGGTTCAGTGAACACCATCGTGGATAATACGTTAATTCTGTACATGTTGTTAGCGTACGCATGGCAGATGAGTTGTCCTAGCGCAATGCGCTCTTATGAAGCCTTTGACGCCTCTTTGGCGCTGGCTCTTTGTGGTGATGATAACACCTGGACAGTCTCTGACGAAGCATTGTGCTTCTTCAATGCACGATCTGTCATTGAAGAATGGGCCAAAATTGGAGTGATCACTACTACCGATTGTTTGGACCCACGTCCTGTGGAGGAGCTTGATTTTTTGTCAGCATTCACGGTGTTTATTGATGGTATTGCGATACCCATTTATAACCGTGAAAAGTTGCTGACTAGCTTACTCTATTCACGCTTGCCAGGTGACCCCGCATATACGCTCATACGAGCAGCAGCATTGCTCCGTGTCGGTTGGGCGGATGTTCAAGTGCGTGGTTACCTTCGTGAATTTATCTCATGGCTTGTATCTTCTTATGGAAATGTCTTGCGAGACTCTAAGGAGTGGAAGGATGCATTGTCCCAAGTACCATTGGAAGAAGATTTGCGTAAATTTTATCTCGGCCTGGAGGGTGTGCAGTACCCGTTGGAGGCTCAAGGTGCGCGTAATGCGCAGGCGGACAGGTATACCCCCGCTATAAAAATTGAGAACCCCGAAAAGAGCAAGATGAATCAAGTAGCCTTGCCCCAAAGATCGAGACAACAACGGCAGCCGAGGAACCGTAGGCAGCCGCGTAGACGACAACGGTTGGTTGGACCAAGGATGCCGAGAGGCAATTTCCTTTCTGGTCGTGGAGGCCAGCAATCATTTCAAGGCCCTCGCCGCCGGCGTGGACGTCGTGGAGGACGCCGCCGGGGTGCAGGGGGCCGTGGTCAGGGAGCAGTTAGAGGTGCTGGAAACCTTATGCTCACTGGAAAACCCTTTGGCATGGGAGCGCAAAATCGCTCTGTGGGTCAGAGGAGGATAAAACGTGTTCAGAATGACGAGTTTATAGCAACTGTCATTTCTGCTGCAACTGGGGCTAATTTTGGCAATCAAGCTTTTGCCATAAACCCTGGTCATGCAGCCACGTTTCCTTGGCTTTCAGGAGAAGCCACTCAATGGGAGAAATACCGCTTTGAGTACCTTGAGTTCTACTATGAGCATGACGTTTCGTCTTTTGCCACTGCAGGAACCACTGGGAAAGTTGTCATGAGTTTGGATTATGACGCAGCGGATGCCCCCCCCACAACCAAGCAGCAGATGTTGGATACTGAGCCACATGCTGATGGAATGCCAAATGAGGACTTTGGCCTAATCGCAAACCCAGCAGATTTATCAGGGAACACTGATTTGCACTATGTGCGTTTAGCGGGTTTGCCGGGCGGTGCGGACATACGTCTTTACGATGTCGCAAACTTCAATATTGCCACTCAAGGCATCGCTAGTAATGCTACCGAATTGGGAGAGCTGCATGTGCGCTACTCCTGTGTGTTTGAAGTACCCGTCCTTTCGTCGGACTTGAAGACAGTTCCGGCGAATAATTCTGTGTCATGGTTTGAAAGTGTAGCCACTGAAGCTTTCACCACTGCCACACCTGTTGCATATTTGTTGCAAACCATCAAGGCAGATGGTATTGGGTGTTCTCCGAACGCCTCAACTGGTGTGATGACCCCCCCAGCCGGAAATTATTTGATTGATTTCTGGTCGTCTTCAGATGATACTGCATCCGAAACTTTTAGAGTTTTGTTAGATGTTAATAAGAATGGTGTCTCTATTTTGAATAATGGAGGCACGTCTATCGTTCCTGGTGCTGTAGACCCTTCAATTGGGACCACCAGTAATCTTGGGGCTGCAGGTTCCGCCTTTGTTTCAGCGAATGGAACAGATCAATTTAAGCTGATCGGAGAGCTCGTTGGTGCTGCTGGCACTTTGACGAGTACTGGTTCAATACGTTGGACCGCAGCTTGAGGCGAAGAGGCAACTACTAGCCTTAATGGTAGTTTATGTCGTACTCACAGGCCCTGAATAAGCTTGAGAGCGTAGCTCCGTATGAGTACATTGTTAGAAATTTCTTGTGTAGAAACCGTCTTTCCAGGCTGACGTTAAAATGCCTGGACGATAGTCCATACGATCTGTATGAAACCCGTGGACGACGGGTGTCGTGATCAGTCCTATTGGATGTTGAGTACATCCCGTGTTTGGAGACATTTCTACGTTATGAAATGAAGAGTCAAACCTCAAGGGAGGGACTCGGCCGTTTAGCGGCCTGTTATGAAAACTTTTGAAAGATTGCAACTTTATAGCAGGTTGAGAATCGCCGGGCAAGCCCTCCCTTTCCTGACCGTTTTGAGCGTTGAGAACCGACGTAGAGAACTGCGAGGCTACTCCGTGAGAACTCCGTGAG